CGTGATTTATGGCTGTAGCTGTACGTCGCGCCGGCAGGGCCCCGATCAAGGCAACCCCTGCTCCTTTCCCTATTCCCCCCCCTCGTTTTGGATGTACTCATGTCAAGTCTCACCTTGGCACTGGTATACGCCCCTACTTGTTGAATGATGTGATGGATGAAGCTCCTCCTCCCCCTCCTGGTACTTTGAGCAATATCATAGCAAAAGGTCAATACAAACTCCTTGTTTCTGAGTTTGCTACATTGATCCAATTGTTAGTGCTCATGTATAATGATCCAACGTTTATGTTACCTACGTTGGTGATTTTCTTGGGTGCGGCTCCTGGAGAACATTTCCCACGTCTGTTCCGCGAACTCGCTCTTCGTTATCCAGCTCAGTTCAGCTTGCTGCGTTTTCTTTTCGTCGACCCAAATCCTACATGGAGTATTCCTGGTCTTCAAGAGATTTTGCACGCTGATTTGGGCGATCGACGCGCTTTGCACCCCTTTTCAGTCTACAAAGGGTGCTTTGGCAAAGTTCACGCAACGCAATTCACGATGAATCATATTCATAGCTATTTGAATGCATACCCCGGTCACCCGGCGGATCCTAAGCATTTTATGGCTTTAGACGATGGTACTGTGAGACCAATTTCTCGTGTTTTTATATTCAATGACATTTTTGATCGTTCGGCCGCTGATCCTCATTCACATGCAAATCAAGTGAGTGAAGATTTAGCGATCTTGGCTAGCCGCTCAAATTATCCTCATATAAGTCGTTCTTGCGAATTATCTTTGAAATATTTCTTAACCGATAGTGACAAACTCATCGATCTTCACTGCCAGATTCAACCTTTTCTCAAACCTCGCTCACGCGAAGTTAGGTTGCTGACTAGTGATGCTTATGGAGTTCGATACTGTTTAGGCTTGCCTGCTTCAGCTCTCTTGCGCAAATTGAACTATTATAACCAGTTTTTACGTTGTAATCGTTCTATGTCTCGCTGTGCTGAATGCATTGCTGCTGCTCAGTTTACTAACTATCCGCTAGATTTATCCCAAGCTAATACCGTCTTAGACTTGAGTCCATCCGCTCCTCTCAAAAGTTTCGTAATACCTTTCAACTGCACCCCAGTAACTGAAAGAGATTTAGCGACTTTATTCAAAATTCCTTCGTTCATAATTAAAGACGCTCCTCATGCTCATGGGGATGCGGCCTCTATCAGATTGGTCATGTATCATTTAATGATTCGTAATTTGGCCGTCAAAACTCCGTATTCAACTTTCGAATATCCTCTGTACTTGGATTTCGGGGGTGGAAATCGGACTGTTTATGGCGCTGAGAAACGAGTTTGTTTCACTGATTCTGATAGAGAACGCGCTCGCGCCGCTTTCTTTAAGAAACCTTTTTGTTTCTGTTCCCTTAAGAAAGTGTGCTCACACTGTCAACCTTGTACTGCTTTGGTTTCTCAAGATCGATTATACTCTCTCGATTTTCAAGAAACTGTGGCTAAATGGATGGCAAACGTCTCTAATCGCTCGAAGACCGTTCTTCATACCTTTATGGTAGTCGATCAAGGCATCAGTACTAATTGGCCAGTATCATCATCATTGAATCACATTTCGTGTGTTAACGATGAGGTCATTTTCAGAGTCCTTGGCAACGAAGAAGCATATGAACATGTTAACTACGAAATCAAACCTATACGCGAATATCCTTATCGCGGTTCTCAACGGGTTCAGATTTTCGAGAAAGTTCAGCATTGCTATAAATTGAACGGTGTGACTTTATATGTCGTCGAATGGTCTTTTGATAAAATACTCAAAGCACGAAGTGAAGACACTGGTGTAAGCTCAATCATTGATGCCAGCAAAGGTATCATAGTTCAACGTGATTCAGCTTACTATTTGACACGTGTCGTCACTTCCACAAACCCTCTCGCCGAGATTCGTATTCCAGGCCGCTGGATTGACGTTGCCAGAAATGTCAACCCACCCGCAGGGAACGATGATCGAGCCATGGTTAATTACGCTCGTAGTATCTGCAATAATCTCATTTCTCACAACAACGATCCAACAACTCCACCTCACTCTCGAATTCCAACAGACAATATCACTGAAATCGGTGCCATGCTCGCTTTGTACTTAGCGACATCTTATAACGCCGGTTTAGCCAATCTTTTAGTAGGCATGCATGAAGACGACAATTCTCTTATCGTCAAGGAAATGCTCTCTAAAGGATCGCCTGCACGTATTGGTGCTCAAACGTTGATGAAAGAGAGTTCACCTATCTTACCTTTCTTAATGTGGATGTGTATCTTGTTGTCTTGTTATGGTGTTACCTATATTCTCGACTATTCCTATGAATTCTATTTAGTGGAAGCCTTTGTAGTAGCAGTAGCTACTTTCATGTTCTGGCCTTCACGCGAATCTGTAGATGACAAAGTTTTAGAAGAGTTTATTCGTAATGGTGCCAGTCGTCTAGCTGCTCCTATGGCTCCTAAACGATCTAGTATTCGTACCCATCGCGATTCGTGGTTTCGTCGAACTTTTCCTTTCTTATTCTTGTTCTCATTCTTTGGTTTTAGTTCAGCAACTAAATTGGACGATTGCATACGCATTTGTTCTCAAGCTGCAACTCCTCTCCAAAGACGTGAATGTCATCGAACATTGTGTCCTGAATCCGCCTCCTTTATTCAATTCGTCACATCCATTTGCATAGCTTTGGTAGTATTCTTTATGATCGTAACGATCATTGCTATCATTAGTTCTACTTGTGCTTTCTGGTTGACTTATTTGAAACGTCACGGCGTGTTTGGTCCGATTAGACATCCTCTACATTTTATTGAATGTTGCTTTTCGTATGTCGTAGCAACAGTAGCTCTTGTTTTGTCTTGGAATTTAGGTTCCATCATGATACTGGTGCGTGCTTTATTCAAAATTTGTGGTCTTCCGTTCGTTTTCATTTACCGTATTTTCTGCCTAGTAATGCGTGCTTTTTCCAGTACAATAAGCAGAATCTATAGAGTATTATATTGGATTGTCTCGAGTGTCTATCATTTCCTTACTTTTCGCTGGTTTAAGTTGTATTTACTTCGCCGTGCAAACCGTAACAAATCTTCTGCACGTATTATGACGGAAGGTTTAGTGACTTTGTTTGTCGATGAACCTGAATTTAGACCAGTCAGATCCGCTATGTTAGACCCTAATGAAGTCTCTTGTCATATGGTCGTTCTAGCTCATGCTTCACGTGGTTCTTTGTGGGTTGATCCTACCGAGTTAACGACTGACATGACTGACCTTATGAATCAAATGACTCAAATCGCCCACGCTGATGGTGTACCTAATCGTAATAAACAGAAAGCCGTCCTTCCATTACTTCTTCAATTCATCCAAATTCCTGGTCACCCTTTGAATTTTAGTTATTATGCTATATTTTTCTATCAGATACTCGGTGCTCAAGGATTCGATGGTTCTATTGATAGTGGATGGTCCGCTTTATGTTTCGTTGTTCTTGCTTGTTTTATGTTGGCTTACTTTTTGTGGCCGAAAACCGTTTCCTATGAGGAACACAAGCTGAACATTCTCCCTAGATCTTGTATAGATGCTTCTCACATTGCCCAATTGTCTGAACCCCTCTCTGAATACGCTAAAGCTAAGATCACCTGTAAGACTGAAGGTGCTTCTTTTCATACTTGCTCAGATGAAGCTACTCCAAAAACTGGAATTTGTCAGATTTATTGGACTTTTCCTGACCTTCTACCACCAAAAGCATTTCATAAATGCCCTTTAGTAGAATGTCATGCTCTTAGATGCCGCCAGTTGAAAAACTTACCTTACCCTGAACCAAAACTTCTCTCCACGTTTTCCTCATTCACTCGTGTTTTCAACACTGCTTTGATTGGTCAGATCATGATCGATTTCAGAGTAGCCTCTTTTGATGAATGGATTGTACATTATCCAGGCTCCAAGAAGAAAGCTATTATGAGATCCAAAGAAGCATGTGAAAGCGAATATCTTACCAAGAATATCATTTATTCTGGTTTTCCTAAAACTGATGAGAAGGTCTGTGATTCCACTGAGAAACTTCCACGCCCTAGATGGGTCTCAGGTCCTAGTACATGGTATAAGATTGTAACTGGACCATTTTTCTATTCATTATCATATAGACTGGAACAAGTGCTTCCTGGATATTGCGTTTCTAAGAATTTTTGTGAACTAGGTAATTGGTACTCTAAAGCAATTAGTTCGATTCCTAATCCTGTAGTTTTCTGCGGGGATGGATCTGCTTTTGATAGTACTCAGCACCGTGAAATTCTCGAAGTCGCCGATGTCGAATTTTACAATTCGCTTATTGACGTAGTCGATTTAGTCGATTCGTTAGTCTGTGAAAGTGAGATTAGAAGATATGTGAGTTGGATAGATCACCGTGGATATGGCAAGTGGCATGCATACACTTTGTCTGGAACACAACCTAGTGGTAAGTCAAATACTACGGAAGGAAACACACGTCGCACGGTTTTGTACTACGCGTTTATTTGTTTCGCCGCTGGCATTCTCAAATTTGTGAAGATGCTAGCTAAAGGTGATGACGTCATTTTAATTTTGGAAAAACGTCATATCAAAGTCTTTGAAGCACATCGTCGTCAATTCTACACAGTAGAAAAAGAAGGTGCTCATGGTCTTGGACAAGTAATGCGCGAAGGTTTCTTTTATGAACCCGAATGTGCTGATTTCGTTTCTGCCCGCTTTATGCCTGTTAGTGATACAGAATTTGTTTGTATTCGACAACCTGAGAGAGCTATGCAGATGGACAGTTGGACCACCACCAATTTGAAATCTGTATCTGATGTGCGTAAACATTTATGGTCGGTTGGTATGTGTGGATTAGAATGGTCACGTGGCGTTCCAATTTTTGGAGCATGGTATCAATCCATGGTTCGAAATGGCGCTGTTGATCCCAAGTTTGCTGAAAAGCAAGAGCGTTTAGCTTGGGAAGGCAAAAACCGTTTTAACAACCACACAATCATCACTGAGCATTCTCGTTCTTGGTTCGCTATTCATTATAATATTTCTGTTGC